TGTCTTTATTAAATTTGAAAGTGAAGAGCAATTACTACGAAGGTTCATAGAGTTATGGGTAGCAGAATATCCTGACATTGTTACTGGTTGGAACGTTCAATACTTTGATATCCAGTATCTTATAACTCGTATTACAAACTTAATGGGTGACGATGTTGCAGCTCGACTCAGTCCTTGGAAAAACGTTAAACGATTCAGCAGAGAGTTCTTTGGTAAGATGCAATCTTCTTACAATATCTCGGGTGTTTCTGTTATTGACTACATGGATTGTTTCAAGAAGTTCGGTTACAAGTATGGTCCTCAAGAATCATTTAAACTTGACCATATTGCATATGTTGTTCTTGGTGAAAAGAAACTTGACTATTCTGAATATGGTAACCTCAACGACTTATACGAAAAGAACCCACAACTATATCTCGACTATAACTTAAAAGACACACAGCTTATACAACGACTTGAAGATGAAACATCTCTACTTGCTCTTGTTATGACTGTTGCTTATGGTGGTGGTGTAAACTACCAAGACGCTTTCGGTACTGTTGGTATATGGGAATCTATTATCTACAGACGATTGATGAAAGATAAGATTGTTCCACCAATCAAAGAGTCACCTGGTATGCGAGGTAAAGAACTCGTAGGTGGTTACGTTAAAGATCCAAAACCTGGTATGTATCCATGGGTTGTATCGTTTGACTTGAACTCACTGTATCCTCACTTAATGTTACAATACAACATGTCACCTGAAACTTATATGCCAGATGAACGTGAGTATGTAACTCAAGACATGGTACTTGATGGTAAGTTTAAAAACAATAATGGTATGTCGGTTGGTGCTAATGGTGTATGTTTCAGTAATGAAAAAGTTGGTATTATCCCAGGCATCATTCAAGAGTACTACGACGAACGTGCTCTTATCAAAAAGCAGATGCTTGCAGTTGAACAACAACTTGAGGTTGAAACAGACCCAACTGAAAAGCGTAAGCTTAAAACAGAAGCTAACCAATTACACAATTCTCAAATGTCTATTAAGATTTCGATGAACTCACTCTACGGAGCTACAGCAAACATCTACTTCTTATATTATATTGGAGAAATGGCAGAAGCTATTACAACGTCTGGTCAACTCTCAATTCGATATGCTCAAAAGTCTGTTAACGAATATCTCAACAAGGTACTCAAAACAAAAGACCATGACTATATCATCTATATTGACACTGACTCAATCTATGTTGACTTCGCTTCACTGATTGAAAAGGTCTATGGTACTACAGACATTGATCGTAGACAGGAGAAGAGTTCCTAGATAAAGTCTGCAAGACTAAGATCGAACAAATCATCGAAGATGGTTACGAACAACTTGCATCTGACATGGGTGCCTATCGTAATGCCATGGTAATGAAACGAGAGAAGATTAACGATCGAGCAATCTTTATTGCTAAGAAACGTTACATACTGAATACTCTCAACTCAGAAGGTGTTCATTACGAAAAGCCAAAGATCAGTGTAACAGGACTTGAGTCTGTACGATCAAGCACACCTGAAGTCTGCCGTGATAAAATGCGTGAGATCTTCAGCGTGATTCTAAACGAAGGTGAAGAGCAGACACAACAGTTTATTGGTAACTTTAAACAAGAGTTCTTTAAGATGCCAGCGCAAGACGTTGCTAAAAACTCTGGTACTGATAGTATTTCTAAATATCAAAACAGAACTAATCTTTATAATAAAGGTTGTCCCATACACGTACGTGGCTGTATCTTATTTAACCACTATCTGAAAGAAAGTAATCTTACTAAACGATACGAACCTATTCAAGGTGGTGACAAGATCAAATTCGTTTATCTTAAAGTACCAAACCCTATCAAAGAAAATGTGATCTCATTTCCAAACTTCTTACCCAAAGAGCTTGGACTAGAGCAATACATTGACTACGAAACACAATTTAACAAAGTATTCCTAAGCCCTATTGAAAACATTATTTCACCACTCGGCTGGACTGCAGAAAAACAAGATACACTTGACTCATTTTTCGGTTGACAAATGGATTCAAATGTGTTATAATATAACCCACAAATGGAGAAAAGTATGAATGATATACAAATCGTAAGGCTATCAACTGGTGAAGAAGTTGTAGCTAAAGTCGTTTATGACAAAGGATTCTATACCTTAACGGATGGAATCTTACTAGTGCCGGCAGGTGAAGGTAAAATTGGAATGGTTCCTTTCGTACCTTATGCAAAAAGAGTGCCCATCGCAATTGGTGAACAACATGTTATGTTTGTTACTGAACCTGCAGATGAGCTTAAGAAGCAAGTAATTGAAGCAACCACGGGTATTATGATGCCTGAAAGTGGTGGACTTAAGTTAATATGATAAAGATATACGGAAAAGATAATTGCGGCTATTGTAATATGGCTAAGCAGTTATGTGAACAGAAAGGCTTAGAGTACGAATACCTAAGCCTTGGTCTAGATTACTTGCAAGACGAATTTTTTGAAATGTTCCCTGGTGCAAGGACTTTCCCACAAATAACAATGGAAGGTGAAAACATCGGTGGATTTACTGAATTGAGAGAATTAGTATGAGTAAAAATTGGGTAGAAGATATACACTTAATGCAAAGTAAATATCTTACAAGACAATGGGTTGAAGCTAATCCTGAAAAACTTAAAGAGTTCTTAGATTTTAGAATTAAATTTTTAGAAGAAGAACTAGGAGAAACACGTAAAGCTGTAGCAGAAAATGATCCAGAAGAAATCGTAGATGGTTTAATTGATCTATGTGTTGTGGCTATTGGTACGCTTGATGCTTACGGTGTCAATCCTTACAAAGCTTGGGACGAAGTACTCAAAGCAAATATGAACAAAGAGGTTGGTGAAAAACCAAGCAGACCAAATCCACTCGGTGTGCCAGACCTCGTTAAACCAGAATCATGGTATCCACCCTCTCACGAAGGTAACCATGGTAAATTCTCAGACTTATAGGAGATTATATTATGAAAAATTTGAGAGAAAATATCCTAGCAGCTTTAATCGCTAGGTACAACGCATCTATTGCAGAAGCAAAAGTTAACATTGAAGTTCTATTAGAATCACACGTTGGTGTGGCAGAACATCCAGGTACTGTTGAAACAATCGACGGTGAACTAGCTAAACTAGCAGAAGCAGAAGACAAGCTAGCAAACATTCAGAAGTCTTTCGCAGCACCAATCCCACCTAAAGTTGTTTAAAAAAGGGTTGACAAACACATTTAGATGTGTTATAATATATTTTTATTATGGAGCAAGCTATGACCAAACAGGTTAACCCAGTTTCGGTTGATGTACTGCAAGAGTGCGTTGACCTACAATTGAAAAAGTCGAGAGATTATCAAAATCCAAACTCGACTGTTCAGCAAGCCGACTACTATCCTAACGGAATCACAACTATACATGATATCATGCATGCAAAAATGCTACGTATGAAATCAGTTATGGAAGCGATGCAGTCGGACGATTACGATCCTAACTTTGAGTCCCTTGAAGACTCAGCTAAAGACTTAATTAACTATTCTAGTTTCTTTGTCTCTTACTGTCGTCAAGGTATTAAAGGTCAGGATTCAACTAAAGACGTATTTAACAGGACTATATCATGAGTAACATTATTATACCTTCAAGCGAAGAAGACAGAAAACGCATCCGTGGAGCATTCGAAGAGATCAGCAATTCATTTGTTAGAATCGAAGGTGAACGCTCTTTCCAAAAAGACGCTATCGAAGCTTTGGCAGAAGATGTAGATATTCCAAAGGGAACACTACGTAAAGCTGCAAGAGTATTTCACAGGCAGAACATCAGTTCAGTAGTAACTGAAGTTGAAGACATGGAAGCATTACTGGAATCTATCTAATGAAACAAGTCCAAGACATTCGTAACATCATTATGAACAAGTATCTTCTTGAAGATTATACTGTTGATCGTACTGGTGCAAAAACTATCGAAGTCTTTGGTGAATCGTTTCTTGCCGATGAAGACTACGTAATTCGTAAACCTGCGTATAAGTATATTGAACGTGAATTAGATTGGTACAAATCAGAATCGTTATATGTTGACGACATTCCTGGAGAGACACCACAAATATGGAAAGATATATCTTCTGATGAAGGTAAGATCAATTCAAATTATGGTTGGTGTATCTATTCAGAAGAGAATGGCCATCAGTATAAACACGTACTTCGTGAGTTAAAATCTAATCCTAATAGCCGTCGTGCTTCAATGATTTATAACCGACCAAGTATGCATCTTGACTTCAGCCGTGATGGTATGAACGACTTTATGTGTAC